GTAAATATCATGGGACTGTTTATGATTATTGGGATTATGAAAAAGTAATTAAATACGATGATATGAGAAGCAAATTATGGAAAGAATTACGGTACGAGCAAAAAGCTAAAAAACATTTAATTAAAAAAGTAAAAGAATTATTAAGGTAGATAACAATGAATAGTGAATTAAAACTATTGTCATGTCCTTTCTGTGGTGAGAATCCCGCTGTATATGAAATAACTGATGGATGGTACGTTGATTGTAATAACGATGATAGTTGCAACTTTGTACCACAACAACAAAATGGAATACACAGAAAGCAGGACGCAATAGATAAATGGAATATTAGGTTTTATAAAGGAGATAAACAGCAATGAATTTACAACAATTAATTTACGAGCACGGATTGCAGTTAGGAGATGAAGTTAACTGTACGATTGGTTGTGTTGCGTTTCCTGAAGGTGTTTACACTATTGTTATAAATTACGGACCGGTCAAGTCTAAAATGGGGATAATTAGCGATAGCGAAGCCTGGGCAGGAAATTACCCCGACACTGAATTTGAAATTAAAAAAAAGAAGGAAAGTAATGATGAGTGATAAAAGACAGGAAAAAATAGACAGTGTTTGCGAATACAGAGGGTTACCAAAAATTAAAGTTGGTCAACCTTGTACTGTAAATGGTGAAAAAGGGTTGATAGTTAATGGTAACAACTCCTGTAATTTCCAAGTTAGGTTTGCTAGCAAAGGTGAGTTCAACTGCCACCCTGAATGGAAAATGGTTATCAAATCAATGGACCGTAAAGAAGTTATTTTTGACAGTGAGGAAGTAAAGTAATATACTTAACAAGTCGATCGAAGTTTGATTGATAGCAGTGTGGAGCTGCTTTGGAAAATGGAAATAAACATTGATGGTTATTTATATTAAGGCTTAGACGCGTAGGGTTTAAAAACTCCACAAGTTTATTTCCTTCCTGAAATGTTTAGGGCTTAATGTAAATAGCCTTTTTTTATGCGCGGGATTAGCTCAACTGGATAGAGCAACGGAGTTCTAACCCGTAGGTTGAAGGTTCAAGTCCTTCATTCCGCGCCACCTTTCAAAGCATCTTCTTAAATTAATGGCCCTATAGCATAACAGGTTAATGCATTCGTCTCATAAACGAAAGAATGACTGGTTCGAGTCCAGCTAGGGTCACCAATTTAACACTAGTATATTTAGAGAAACAGATATAGAGCTTCATTCCTCGCTTTGACGGGGAACGCACCACGAACTAAAAGGGTGTCTCAAGGTCGATCTTTTAGTAGCTTAACGGCTTATCTGTTTCTCTAAATATACTTACCTACACTGCCGATATATTCGGTATACATCGTAAAAGTCCCGATTGCTATAAATGCGAGTTTATATAAAGACAGTTCATCAGTCATGCTCTGTGTGTCCCCATTCACAACATGCGCCTATTGAGAGTCTTCGGGCTATCAGTCTTCTTAGGAAGTCCCTGAGTAATCAGGAAGGAGGATTTTTTATAGTACTCGGTTAGCTTTGCTCTTTACGGTGGAAAAAGTAAATCAAACTAACTTTTATTTAAATACAAACTTTAACCAGTTTTCGATATGGCTAATTGGTTAAATCTCTTTAAATAATATTTGATAAATACTTAGGTGCATCAAAGGAGGAAAAAGGGGGAGCTGTAACTTAAATTTAAAAAGAGTAAATTATGAACGGATTACAAACAGCAAAATTAAAGATTTCAGATTATTTAAACACTAAAGGAATTCCATGTTTACCGGATTACCCAAATAAAAGTTTAATTGAAAAAATAAGTTTATTGCTAGAAATGAAAATACCAAATCTTAACGCTGATCAATTAAGAATGTCGGTAATAGGTTTAAGCCTGTGTTTAGATGATCTCGGTTCAATTTGCAAAATAGATGTTCTTTCTTGTTGTTACACAAAACCTAAAGTTAAAAGGAAAAAGAAAGCTAAAAATAAAAAGGCTGTAAGTTTTACTAATAAAGATAGAAGGTGGAGAGAATTAAGGTATAAAGCACTTAAACTTGGTAGCGGATCTTGTTGCCTGTGTGGTGCAACTGCTAAAGATGGCATTAAATTACACGTCGACCACATTAAACCTAAAAGCCTATATCCTTACTTGGAATATGACCTAGATAACTTACAGGTGCTATGTGAGGATTGTAATATAGGAAAATCAAATAAAGATGATACTGATTGGCGATAAACGCATCTAGTGACCCTTAACTTTAAATTAAAGGAAAATAAAATGAATAATCTACAACAATGCGAAAATTACAAAAATTTAATAGATGAAAGAATTGATAAGTACATGCTGGATTTGGCAATAAACGTTAATAGTGAAATGTTTTATATAGAAAGATTTAATGTTGTTGACGTTAAATGTGAGCCAGCTTGTTATTTTGATATTGACGTTGCTTTTCGGATGCCTAAATGGAAAAAGAGACCTCAACATACAGTAGTTAATGCCATGAAAAAGTTTTACGATAATTTTATGTCTCAAGAGCTTAAAAAGGAAAATGTTAGAATTCATTGTAAATCAAAAAATAGTAGCTGGGCTTGTAATCTCGATGAATATACTAAAAATTATTCAACAGATAAAGAAGCGTTAGAGATTATTGCCAGACAACAAAAAGAAACTCATGAAAGAGTTTACGTCGCTAAAGAGGGCCAATTCAATTGCACTTATTGTGGTAAAGCTGCTAACAACGATAAAAAAGTAAAACGTAAGATAATATTTAGATCTAGTAATTGTTATAGTCAGTTTGTAGATGAAAAGGTAAATGATTATTGTTGTGGGCAATGTGGCGCTTATGATCAAATGGGTCATGAAGGTTAACTTTAAATTAAATAACAAAGGATATTAAAATGAATTATAACGACTCAGAAAAATCAGGTAGAGAAGCTTTCTTAAAAGGAGTATCTCGTTTTGACAACCCAGCAGAATCTAGAACTCATGCAAACGCTAGATTAATGTGGTTTAAAGGATTTGATGCACAAGAAAAAATAGACGGTTGTGTTGGTCCAAATTGCAATGCTGTAAAAGGTGTCGGCCACTCTACTCAATGCCAAATACAACACGAAAGTCACTTTAAAGATATTTAACTAACTATTAACTAACAAGGCGCCAACCAACATGGCTGAATATCACGTAAAAGAATCATGCAATAAATGCTCTGGTGAAAACGAGTTAATAAAACCGTCTTGTGACGAATCAGGAGTATACGAAACTAAAACTAAATGTAAGGAGTGTAGCTTTTCTGATTACTGGGCATATGGTCACTTTGAAAGCAGTCAGGAAATAGAAAGTAAATGTAAAAAATATTATAACCCACCAATTAAATAAATAAGGAATAAACAAAGATGAAAGAAAAAAACAAAATACAAGTATGGGAATGTAAAATTATAGTTAAAGATGGTGAGCTTCCTAATGGATTTGATTTCCCTCCTAGGATGGCCGCAATTAAAGCTGTTGAATCAGCAGGAATTGAAGTTTTATCGTGCTCTTCTGGTTGGGGTGGCGAGCTAACAAAGTCTGAAATTGAATACCTAAACATAAATACAGACGGTGAAACTTATTATGCTGGTATGATGGATTCAGAAGAAGTTGAGCATTAGATTTAAAATAAGAAATAGATAGTAAAGAGGCATTAACTTGAATTATATAAAAATAGAGGTTGAAAAATCTCTTTTTATTTGCCATAATTAATTATATATAAAAATATATAAATATACATAAGAGGAAAAACAATGGCTTGTGATGATTTTGAATCAAAGAGTTTTTACATAAGCGTTCTTAATAAGGACTTCATCAAAGAGAGGGTTAAAGCAGGAAAGAAGGCAGGTAAAAAAAAGTTTAATGCATCTACATGGCTTGATGACGTACTTGATCATTTAAGGGCTAAAGGCTCACCAGAAAAAAGTAAACCGAAAAATAAAGTAACTAAGTTTAAATCTCCAGCGGTGGAGGAAGTGTTTAATTACTGCAACGAAAGATGTAATAACGTGAATGCTCAAAAGTTTGTTGATTTTTACGATTCAAAAAACTGGATGGTAGGCAAGAATAAAATGAAAGATTGGAAAGCATCCGTTAGAACTTGGGAGCAAAAGGAGCAACCACCAACTAAAACAGATGATAACTTTAACACCATAAAGGGGTGGATTGATGGATAACTCAAATAAAGAAGAGTTTGCCAATATCATGTATGGCACATGCGAACTTTACGATAAGAAAGTTTCTAACAATTTAATGACTATGTATTTTGAGTCTTTAAAGAGTTATTCAATAGAAGAGGTAAAAAAAGGATTTAGTCAGCATTCACTCGATCCGAAACATGGTTCATTTATGCCAAAGCCAGCGGATATTGTTAGGCACCTACAAAGCAAAACTATCAGCACAGAAGAAAAAGCCGAACTAGCCTGGGCACAAATCGAAAGGTCAATACGAGTCACTGGTTCATGGGGTAAGCTAAAAATGGATGATAAACAAGGTTTAGCCGCATTAAAATCATTCACTAGTTGGAAAGACCTTTGTGGAATGGAAACGGACAAGATGACTTGGGCCAAAAAGGAATTTATGAGCATGTACTCAACCTATGAGAATACACCTATGGAAATGCTTCCTAGCTCGTTACCTGGCAGAGTTGAATTATTGCAGCATAAAGAAAAAGGTTTAACTTGCATGAGTAATATTTTGGCTGGAATGAATAAAAACAGACTAACAAAGGAATAGATATGAAAGTATCAATAAGGGCAAGTAAACATCAAACAGTTCCTATGACAATCTATCAAATGAAGTTCGGTGCATTATGTATCGAGAGATATATGGACAATACACTTGCAACTTACATGGTTTATGAAGGTAGCCATTCTATTAATCAAAGTTTAGGTTGTGAAGTATACAGAACTAAAACACAAATAAGTGCAATCGTTTATTTTAAGTGAGGAAGAAATGAATAAATACAAAGCTAAAATACAATATAACAAAGCTATTATGGAAAGTCCTTGGTGCACGGTTGAGGGTGATCGAGAAGTATTTGCCAACAACGAAGATGAAGCAAGGCAGATTATAATTAACCAAGCCGAATTTCACGATCTTGAATCATTTGAAATTACTGAGATATATTTAACCGATAAGGGACAGTAACCATGAAAAACAATTTAAAGCACTTTAGAAAGTTAAATAAATTAACTCTGCAAAAATTAGCAGATATGAGCGATGTAAGCAAAACTCACATTCACGATTTAGAAAAGAATAAATCATCTAATCCAACTCTTACAGTTGCGTATAAAATTTGCGGTGTTCTTAATCTAAATATTGAGGATATTTGGACTAACAACATTAAAATTGTAGAGACCTCTATAACTGAAAGGTATGTTGTAAGGAACAGTAAACCATGAAACCACCTAAATTATATAGAAAGGTTTGGCTTTCAGTATGGTTTTCACAAGAAGACCATGAAGGTTACGAGTACATAGAAGTAAGAAGATCCTTAAGGAAAGATAAATCATGCTTTTGGCAAATACTCCACCCGTACTATAAAAATGAATACGGTGCACAGGTAGATGGCGAAGAAATGGATTGGTGGTTAGAGCATGTATTTTTAAAAGATCATAATGATTTCGATCATAGAAATTGCGGTACGTATAACAGGGCGACGATTATAAAACAATTACCAGCAATAAGTACTGTGGTTGGTGAGATCGATTTCGACGCAGATATACCATATTAACAACTAAAGGTAAACACTATGGCGATCTTAAAGCCTTTATCTGGAATGTGTGGGTCATTTTATACGGATTCAAATTTCAAAAAAGTTTTTCTATCAAAAAAACAAGTGAACTTAATAGCAAAAAGGAGATTAAAACAAAATAAAATATATGGTTGTAAAAAAGTATTTATTTTAGATAAAGGAACACACTGGGCGATATCGATATGTTAACGAAGCAGACAACTAACATGAAAGGACCACTAGAAAGGCAATTTAATAACCCTGACATAAAACGAATACTCAGACCAAGACATGAACTTGATGGTTATGAACGTAAAGTTAATTGGCCAAAGGCTTGTGCTGAATTTAACGAGAAGGATATAAGCAAGTGTCAGATAATGAAATAAAGGAACTTAAAGAGGTGATAGAAGACCTTGAGGAAGAATTAGAAACAGTGAAACAGCTACTAACCGAAACTGTTGACGAAGTTGAAAGCATGGAATCAGATTCTAGGGATTATGAAGATGCAGTACTTGAACATGAAGGAGTTGCAGAAAAGGCATTTAATTCAGGGTATAGATCTGGTTGTGTAAATGGGTTTATTTCAGAGGATAATAACCCATTAAAATCATGGTTAAATTACAAAATAGAGGCCAAGTTATGACACCAGGAGATATGGTTTATACAGAAACATATAAGCAATGCAAAAGAAACGGATGCAGTGAGCTTATATCAAAGGATACAGCCCAAATGACTTTGCAGAAATATAAAAACAATCAATTCACAAAGGTATCAAAATTAATTAAACAAGCGGTTACTGATGCAAAGAAATTAATTGTAAAAAGAAGGAAATAAAATGAACCACTAAAACCCCACTTAAGAGGCGTTTAAAAAGTCCAGCATCAGAGTTACTCTGGCGGAGGGGATTTTGGAGGTACGGGCAAATATGCCGGTATTCTGCTTAAAAATTTCATATCCATAATAAGTAGTATTTATATTACAATTCAAAGTAAGTATAAACTAATTAATTAGTAGTTGCAAAGTAAGCTTGACACCATATGTACAGTTCATATAGTATATATCTTGTCAGGAGGGGAAAATGAAAACACTGACTATATCGCAAATAATCAAATCACCTGGGTTGTTGAAGAAAGAATTAGAAAAAGGTGAAGTTAGATTAATCTGGAAAGAGCCGAAACCCAATGGGATGATAGTTTTTTCTGCAACCGTAAAAAAAGAAGGTAAATAAAATGTTAGATATTATTGAAAAAGGCGCAACATTCGAGCTTACAGTTAAGTCAAAGCAAGAAGGACCTAAAGTTTTTTATTTTGGTGCTGGTTGGGATAACCCTAACGGGCCAGTAGATTTGGATATTGTTTGCGCCTTGTTGACTGATGGTAAACTAGCGAGTAACAGTGACTTTGTATATTTCGGCAATCGTTTCGCTAAGGGTGTTACATTATCTGAAGATAATACTACAGGTGAAGGTGAAGGTGATGATGAGGATATCGTTATTGATACATCTAAAGTAGATGATAAAATTGATAAAATTGTTATTGGCCTTGCTGCATATGCTGGTGCAGATCTGCATAGCGCTCCAAATCCACATTTTCGCGTTTGTGATGGTGATAATGAGCAAAGTGAACAAATTGGCGATATTGTGGTTGGTGGTGATGCAACAACTGGTGACACTGTACTTGTTGCGTTTACTTTAATGAGAACTTCTGATGGGTGGGGTCTTGAAAATAACGCAGAATTCCATAAAAAAGGTCAAGGCACCGGTGCTATTCAAGGTTTTGGCGCACTGTACCAGTAAGGGTTTTTAAACTATATTTATATTAAACAGGCGGCTTATTTTGCCGCCTTATTTATTTGGAGAGTAAAGTGATTATGTTTAATTCTATTAAGAGATTTGCAAAAAGCGTGGTAGATGAAGGTGAAAAAGCCCTATCGAGAGCTGTTGATAAAGGCACATTTAAGAGAGTTGTGTTTGCAGGATACCTTATAGCTCAGGCAGACGGTGACTTTGACAGTGACGAGAAGTCAGCTTTAGCTAAAATAGTCAATAAAGAATTACCTCAATTCGACATTAAAGATATCATCGAATTAATAAATGAATGTGACGAAAAGGTCAATTTCGATAAACGGCTAGGAACTACTGAAATACTTGATTTTATCGGAGGTGCAAACGATGAAGATTCTGCATTAATAATGCGGATATGTTGTTTTATAGGTGAAGCTGATGGTACTTTTGATCAAGATGAAAAAATGGTAGCTAGAGATATTGCTATGAGACTTAATGTATCACCTTCGAGATACGGATTATGATCGAATCTATAGGGTTTCCACCATTGACGATAGCTATATTTGTATGTGCTGTGATTGGCTTGTTGTTTCTTGATTTTTATTCTCACAGAAAAGACTCTGTAGTATCGTTAAAATCTGCCGTGTTATGGTCATTGTTTTATGTTGCTTGCTCTATGGTTTTTGCTGGTTATATCTATGTAACTCACGGGCAAGAAAGTGCCAGTTTGTTTTTGACTGGGTATTCATTAGAAAAGGTTTTAGCATTTGATAACCTATTTGTTTTCTCTATGATATTTGCCTACTTTAAAATACCAGAATCAAAGCAACATTCAGCTTTGCACTGGGGAATTGCAGGTGCGATAATATTTAGAATGATATTTGTTGTTATTGGCGTCACATCATTAAATGTGATAGGTCCAGCTATTGAATTAGTTTTTGCTGCTCTTATTGTGTTATCTGTTTATTTGATATTAAAGTCTGGAGGTGATGACGATGTTGATTATTACAAGACTTGGTACGTTAAATTAATCAGTAAGATATATCCAAAAGTATCAATATTCTTTATTGCAGTTTTGGTTATAGAGATAAGCGATATAATGTTTTCATTTGATAGCGTGCCAGCAATAATTGCTATAACTAAAGATCCACTTTTAATTTACAGTTCAATGATATTTGCAATACTTGGCCTTAGATCTATGTATTTTATAATATCATCTTTATCCAGGTTCTTTGTTTATATGGATAATGCTGTCGTGGTTGTTCTTTTGTTTATCGCCGGTAAGTTATCAGCTAATGCGCTATTTGATTTACATTTAGATCCGAATACCAGTTTATTTATAATACTTGGGATATTGTCTTTAGGAGCAATAGTCTCTGTATTCAAAGGAGAAGAAAGTGAACAAGTCAAAAAAAGTTAAAGATTTCATTATTGGATCATCGATGGGCTTAGTTAAAGGTTACATGATCAAAGTCGGCATTATCATAGTTGTTGCTGTTATATCTATAGGTTTATTCTTTAAAGGGATTGATTACCTATCAAGCAGATACGCATGTCATACTCAATGGCAGGAAAGCGGGATTGATTACAAGTATACTCTTAGGGGTGGGTGCTTATTAAAAAGAGGCCAAGGATGGATACCCGCTAATAACTTTAGAGTTGAATAAATATCAACGCACAAGGATGTGCTTTTAATTTATAGGTGATTTATGGATGTATACAGCATTTACCAAAATGGCATCGAGAAAACAGGCCCGTGTCACACATGCAACCACGCTATTGATACGGACATAAGAAAACAAGCAATAAATATGATGAAAGAAAGTAAATCTATTAACTTCATCAGTCGAGAACTTGGTATTGCTTACACTACTTTAATAGCATGGAAACTCATTGAGTTTGACGAGCGTTATTGATGAGTGAGTTTCAATTAAATAATAGTAACTTCGATAAAATTTTAGAATGGGCTATTGGTTTATTAAATGAAGGCCCATTCTGGATTGTAGAAGCTAAAAACCCTGTAATTGGTAAGTGGACTATGACTCGTCTTTGGCGATCATGGATGGGTTCAACTGCAAAATTCATGGCTGAACGCGGCGTAAATATGTTGATAGTAAATAGCAGTGATAAATGTATTGGTGAAAGGCCGTTCGATCATAACGATGCGCACGAATTATTTACAGTTAAATATATGTCGGATAATAAAGGTAAACGTTTATCCTGGAGTAGAAAAGGAAGAGACGGTATGAGACAAGCAACAAGAGGTGAACGAGTATTTGCAATGCAACAGCATCAAGCATGGATGATTGATAAAGGAATTAAGCACATAAACCCCAAGGATAGCGATTACATGAAAGCGATACAAGAGCAGGATAACTAATGAGTAACGTTTTAACCTTTAATAAAAAAGAAGATGAACTTCACGCATCAGGTCAAGCTAGGTGTATTGACTGTAAATACGAATGGATTGCGGTGTTAGCTACACCTTACAGTGGTAGCTTAGAATGCCCTGAATGTAAATCTTGTAGGGGTGGACTAAAATACCCAATGGCACCAAATGAAAATGTTTATGCTTGGCGATGTAACTGCGACTGCGATCATTTTTGGGTAGTAGCTAATGGAGTTCTGTGTGTAGGGTGTGGTGCTGTAACAACCTTTGAAACGTTGCTAGAGGCTGGATTGTAAAATCTATAACAGAAGATAAAAATAAACACGTTAAATATAAGGAGCGTAAATAGTGAATAAATTAAAATCAATAGTTAGATCTCTAGGAATGACCAAGTGGTTTTACATGGCCTCATGGGAATACATAGTAACTCGTAAATTTGAAAGTAAAGTAGAATATGCTACAGGAATAATACCTGCATGGATTAAATTTACTATTGCTACATATGGCGATTTTAAAAAAATGGATGATGAAGATGTTCATAGCAAAGAGAGGTAATCAATATTGGCTATGGTCTTCTAAGAAAGCATCATTGGATTGTATGCCATGGTATAAGTCAGAATCGATTAAACATGTTTTTGAAAAAGTTAAGGAGATAAAGTTTGCAAAATAAAATACTAAGAAAAGATATACCAAAGGATTACGATCAAATGATGAGACAAGAACAGCACCATGATCACGAAGTTGTAATTATTAACGATGTAATAAGATGGAAAGAAAACACAGGTGTTAGGGAGTTAGTTGATATATGTGACTTAAACCATATGATTAGTGATATGAGAGAAAATGGCATTCGTAAAAATGACGAGCCATACAGGCGGCTATATAGGAATATGGGTTATTCGCTGAGTGGTTATTGGGAAATTTTCTATTGGGATATGAATAACGAAAATGTTGACGAATACACTCCACCCAGTGGAAATGGTAATGACAAATAAAAACAAGAAATGCTGTTACTGTAAAAAGCTATTCATTGCCGTGAGTATGATAAAAGCACCTAATGGAAGCCACTTTTGCACACTCGATCACCAGGTAAAGAATGCTTATAAAGATAGAGAGAAAGGTAAAAAGATAAAGCACAAGCAACAAAAGGATGAATTCAAGGATAATGATAAGCCATATAGAACAAAATGCGCTCAAACAGCTTTTAATGCATTTATTAGAATTCGTGATCACTACGATAATTGTATTAGCTGTAATCGTTCGCATGATGGCCAGTATCACGCAGGTCACTACCGAAGTGTTGGAGCACACTCTGAACTCAGATTCGAAGAACTTAATTGCCATAAACAGTGCGCACCTTGTAATGATCATCTTTCTGGTAATATCACTGACTATCGTATTAATTTGATCAAAAAAATAGGAATAGAAAACTTAGAATGGATTGAAGGGCCACACGAACCAAAGAAATATACTTGTTCAGAATTAAAGGAAATCGAAACTTTTTACAAGAACAAGGTAAAAATGATACAATCAGATTGAATTTAACTAAAAAGGTAACACTTATGCCACATGGATCTACCAACCCTCCACCGCCGCCACCAGATGGTTCAGACGACGCCCCAGAAAACGAAACAGGAAGTGAATCAGGAAACGGTTCTTAATGTTTAGCTTGCTTATCGTTTGGGTAATGACATTTTCTTGTTATTTTGATTTTTGGAGAGAGATCTCTAAAGTCATGTTCTTTTGTTATATTTATTTCATGCGCGTTAAACTTGTTAACAGATACAACTGTCAATGCTAATTTGTCAGCTTATGAATTAGAAAGGTCGTTTATATTTGATACAGGAATTTCTATATTGTGGGATTCAGCTTGCGCATTATTGTTAATAACATCAAAGCTTTTTAATCAAGAATCCGGTAAGCAAGCGTTATTACTGTCCTTTGCTGTTGTATGCCACATTATGGTAGCATATGGCTTGTCATTACCCAAACGATAAGCAAGCTAAACATTAAGAACCGTTTCCTGATTCACTTCCTGTTTCGTTTTCTGGGGCGTCGTCTGAACCATCTGGTGGCGGCGGTGGAGGGTTGGTAGATCCATGTGGCATAAGTGTTACCTTT